CAAGCACAGCAAAAACTGAGAGAACATCAAGAAGCTCAGTTTCAGGATATATTAAGAAATGAACAAAAAAAACTTCATTTAAAACATCCTGAGATTGCTGATCCTATTAAGGGTGCAACAGTTAAATCAAATATCATGGGTTATTTAAATTCTAAAGGTTTCACAAATGATGATGTTTCTAGAATTTATGATTCAAGATATTTTGATGTGATTATGGATGGTATGAAAGCTAAATCGACTAAACCCAATTTAGTAAGTAAAAAAGTTAAGCCAACTAATGTTGTTAGGTCAGGTGTTAAAACTACTAAGGAAGATATAAATAGTCAGTCTAGGTTGAAGAAGATTAATGCGTTGAAGAAAAGCGGTAATGCAAAAGATGCTACCGATTTACTGATGCGTTATCTATAAACAATAACCTAACGGAGAAAACAAATGGCTAAATACCAAACATATACGACTGTAGGTATAAGAGAAGATTTGGCGGACATAATTTATTCAATTAGTCCAACAGAAACACCTTTTATGTCTGGAGTTGCAAAAACAAAAGCAACTAATACTTTACACCAATGGCAAACAGATGCACTAGCTGATGTTGCTGCAAATGCTGCTGTTGAAGGTGCTGATATTTCTTATGGAACTATGGCTCCAACTGTATTAGAAAATAACCACACTCAAATTTCTACTAAAGGAATTCAAGTTACTGCAACTAACGAAGCTGTAACTTCTGCTGGAAGAAATAATGAGATGGCTTACCAAGTAGCTAAAGCTGCAAAAGAATTAAAAAGAGATATGGAAACTGCTCTTTTATCTAATGTTGCTAAGTCTGCTGGTTCGTCATCAGCTGCAAGAAAACTTGGTGGATGTCCAACTTGGTACGAAACTAATGTTGATGCAGGTTCTGGTGGATCTGGTGCTGGTAATGGTGCTATAAGAACAGATGGAACTCAAAGAGCTTTTACTGAAGATCAGTTAAAAGGTATTTTAGTTAGCTGTTACAATGAAGGCGGAAACCCTAACATGATTATGGTAAATGCTTTCAATAAACAGAAACTATCTGGCTTTACTGGTGGTTCTACTAGATTTGATGCTGCAGAAGATAGAAGATTAATTACTTCTATTGATGTGTACGAATCTGACTTTGGAACTATGCAAGTATCACCAAACAGATTTATCAGAGGTGCTAATGGTACTGCTGCTAAAATCGGACAAGATGCTCACATTCTTGATATGGAATACTGGGCAGTTTCTTTCCTTAGAGATTTTGCTCTACAAACACCTGCACAAACTGCAGATGCTGACCAAAGATTTATGGTTGCTGAGTACACTCTTGAGTCAAGAAATGAAAAAGCAAGTGGTTTAATCACAGATTTAACTACTTCATAATAGTTAATTTGATGGGGGAGAAATCCCCCATCATTCAATCAACAATTTTGTTTGGTCTTTGAAGTCAATGACGGAACGAAGCAAATAAATAGGATAAAAAAATGAGAACATTAAACGATTACTTTTTAACATCTGCAATTCCAGATGTTTCAACAGCTTCATCAACTTTTGTTTGTGTACCTGATGGTGGAAAAATTGTAAAAATCATCACTCACAACAAAGCAACTACAACTGGTACAGCAGCTATCTCTTTTGAAATAGGTGGTGTTGCAGTAACTGGTGGTGCTATAAGTCATGTAGCTTCAGGTTCAGCTGGTAAGGTAGCAACTGCTGCTCCAACAGCTTTAAATACTGTTGCTGAAGATGGTACTATTGAATGTATTACTAATGGTGGTTCATCAAATGCTTCTAAAATGGAAATTACTTTCGTAATTAGAAGATAATAGTATATAACAATATTTGGGGGATCTTGCCTAGCGGTATTTCCCCCATAATAAATTAGGAGAAAAAAAATGAGTTATAATTATGCTTTAAGACCTGGTACTACACAGAAACTTAATACTAATAATTCTTCAACAGCTTCTGCTGCATTTGGTACACAAACTGAATACATAAGAATAGTTGGAGATGCTAATTGTCATTTTGTTTTAGGTGGTTCACCTACTGCAAGTGCAACATCAGCTTTATTACCATCTGGTGAAATAGAAATGTTAAAAGTTTCACCTGGCGAAAAGATTGCAGTATTTCATGGTTCATCTACAAATGTATATGTTACTGAAATGAGTGCTTAGTGGCTAGACAAAAGTTCGTTCACTTTGTTCCAAGAGATCAACCTAAAAAAAGACCAGGTTGTCATAAAAAATCTCAGAACAAATCAGAGTGCAGACAAAAAAAGCAAACAAGATATAAAGGTCAAGGTAGATGAAAAAAGATACAGTTGTTGATGGTTTAAAAAAAGAAACCTTTTCATTAGATGAAATGGAAAATAAAATTGTTGTAAATGAAGAAGTTAATATAGATTCTCATTTAAAACATAATAAAATATTATTAAATCAAGATGATGGTTATTCTAAATCAAGAGATTTAAAAAGAGTAGCTTCTATTCCAACTTTAGCTTTATCTGTTTGGGCAAAAGAGTATAATGGAGATGGTAATTGGTTTGCACTTCCCAAAGAAGTTCAAAGTAAAATATTAAAAACAAAATTAAATAGTAATGAGTTTAAATATTTTAGAACCGCAGAAGGTAAAATATAATGGCATTAGCAACTTACGCAAATTTAAAAACATCAATAGCAAACTGGTTAAATAGATCAGATTTAACAACTGAGATAGCAGAAGATTTTATTGTTTTAACAGAAGCTGATTTTAATTCTAAACTAAGAATTAGAAAAATGAATACTTCTACTTCTATTACAATAGATTCAGAAACAGAATCTATGCCTACAGATTTTTTACAAGTAAGAGATTTTTTTATAACAGAAGGTGGAACTAAGTATGCTTTAAAATATATTACTCCAGCTCAAATGGATCAAATTAGAGGTTCATCTACAACTGGAATGCCTTCAGCATATACTATACTTGGAGATAATTTTAGATTTGCACCCAAACCATCATCTGCTTACACAGCTACACTAAATTACTTTGCTAAATTTTCAGCTTTATCAGATACTAATACTTCTAATTATATATTAGCAAGTCATCCTGCAATTTATTTATATGGTTCATTATATCATGCTGCTAATTTTTTAGGTGGTGTTGATCCTCAAAGATTACAACAATGGCAAGGTATGTATACAACTGCTATGGAAAGACTTGAGAGAAATGATAGAGAAGATCAATATGGTAATGCACCTTTACAACAAAGAGGTGATGTAACTGTTTCAGGTGCATTTAATGATGTATCTAGAATTATTACAAGCAATAACAATTAAGGAAACTTATGCAAATACCTTTTGGAGAATGGCTACCTGACCAACCAGAATATAATAATCCTGGTGCTAATACTGCCAACAATGTTTATTTTGCAGCATCATCATATAAAAGATTTCCTTCATTAGTAAATTATTCAAGTAACAACATAACTAAAGATAGTAGAGGTGCAGCTTCTTTTAGAGATAACTCTAATACTGTATTTAATTTTGTTGCTAACCAAGAAACTATTTTTGAATTAACTGGTGGAACTTTTACTGAAAGAGGAGCAAGAGGAAAACTTTTAAGTACAGCTTTTGCAACTTGTACAATTACAGTTTCAGACTATGCAAACATTGGTGCTGGAAAAACTATTACATTAAAAAAAAATGATGGTACAACTGTTGTCTTTACATCTGTTACTGGATCACCTTCTACTAATGAATTTCAAGTACAAACAAACAACGACACTACTGCTACAAATTTAAAAAATACTATAAATGGTCATGCAGATTTTTCAGCAACTGTATCTAATGCTGTTGTAACTGTAACCAGAGCTACAGTTGGAAATAATAATTTAACAAATGTTTCATCTGATATTGTAAGATTGACTACTACAAATTTTTATGGTGGAACTCCCTTAACAGGAACAGATACAGATTACATAACTTTTACACAATTTGGAAATTATATAATTGCAAGTAATGGAGTTGATGCACCTCAATATTATTTAATGGGAACATCAACTAATTTTGCAGATTTATCAACTGTATCAACAAGTGGAACTGTTCCAAACTTTAAAGTTTCTGGTGTTATTAGAGATTTTTTAATTACTGGAAATCATGTTGGTGCATCTAATAGAATACAATGGTCAGGTATAAATGATATTACTACTTGGGAATTTGGAACTAAACAATCAGACTTGCAAGACCTACCAGGATCAGGTGGACAAATTACTCACATAACATCTGGAGAGATTTCTTATGTGTTTAGGCAGAATCAAATAATTCGTCTTGATTATGTTGGTGGTTCAACTGTATTTAGACTGTCAGTAATTTCTCCAAATAGAGGTGCAGTATTAGGTAGAACTGTGTGCCAAGATAATCGTAGAGTCTTTTTTTATGCGGATGATGGATTTTATGAATTGAATGGAGATCAAGTAGTTTCTATTGGTGCAGAAAAAGTAAATAGATTTTTTGATTTAGATTTAAACAAAGCATACACAGATAGAATTTGTGCAGCTGTAGATCCTTTTAATCAATTAGCCATGTGGTTATATCCATCTGCGTCTAATACATCTAATACTTCTGGTATTTGCGATAAAGTAATTATTTATAATTATGCTACTCAAAAATGGAGTACAGCTGACACTAATGCAAGTTCTATATTTTCACAGTTTGTTGGTGCTTACACAGTAGAACTTATGGATATTATTTCAGAAAATTTAGATAATATTAACATTGCATTAGATACTGACTTTTGGAATGGTGGACAAAGATACTTAGGTGCTATAGATAATAATTTTAAAGCAGCTATATTCTCAGGAACTGAAAATGAAGGTACAATAGAA